CAACATATGCAAGACCAAAAAAACAAAACAGCACCGCTGACATGTTGTTCTTTGAAACAAAAGAAGGTTTCAACTTTAGGTCTCTACAATCCATGTACAAAGACAAAGTTTATGCAACATATAAGTATGAACCGATGAACTTAGATAACAAGAAACAAGATTTCCAAGAAAAAGCATACAATGTGATTGAATATGAATTTTCCAAAACATATGATGCATTACAAGAAATTACATCTGGTTCGTTTGCAAATAGGTTGATTTCTATTGACCCATTAACTCGGTCATTCAACGTGACAGATTTTGATTATAACAAGATGAAAGACACAATGGAAAAGTTGAATCCTGGTGGTATTTTGAATGAATTGAAAAATAGATTCGATAAAGCATTGAATCAATCACCAGAAGGTGTGTTAAAAGTTGCAACAGGCAATTCAAACCATGGAAATGTACCTTACATCAAAGAAAAAGAAGGTGGATTTGCAAAAGACATTTTCATTGAAACAATCTTACCACTTAGAACCGCTGCAATTTCACTTGCAAACTTTACGGCACTAAAAATGGCCGTGCCTGGTGATCCAGGTCTGACAGCAGGTAAGGTAGTTGAATTCAATCTTTTCACACTAAAACCAACAAACAATACAAAAGAACTGGACAAAGCTTATTCAGGTAAGTACCTTGTCACTGCGGTTCGACACATTATCAAACAAACTGCATATCAGACAATTTTAGAAATGGCCAAAGAAAGCTTACCAAAAGCACAAGAAGGTGCAAATAATTCAGACAAGAATGTTAGACAGGCGATTACAGCATGATGAACAATTTTATTGGTAAAGACGGCTTTCATTGGTGGTTAGGTGTTGTTGAAGATAGAACCGACCCACTAGGATTAGGCCGGGTGCGTGTCCGTATGTTCGGTCACCACACAGACAACCTTGAAGAATTGCCTACGGATGGTCTATCTTGGGCGTTACCTTGTCTGCCACCAAATGTGTCAATGACTGATGGTGCACCACTATTGGGTGACTATGCATTTGGTTTCTTCACTGATGGTGAATCCAGTCAAGCACCTATCATCATTGGTATATTTCCAGGTATACCAAAAAATGGACCAAACACATCCAAAGGTTTTTCAGAAGGAACATTCTATCCATTAGGTGAACCTACCAGTAGCAGATTGCACAGAAATGAAAAAATTGAAGGAACTGCAATAGGCTATCATAATAATAACCTAGATACCAGTGTGCCTACGGCTAGCGGTGGTACTTGGAGTGAACCAAAATCAAAATATGATGCAAAAATCCCATACAATCGGGTGACACAGACTGAAGCAGGACATGTATTTGAGTTGGATGATACACCTGGTGCTGAGAGGATACACCTCCACCATAAGGCCAATACATTCTTTGAGATTGCACCTGATGGGTCAAAGGTTACCAAAGTATCTGGAAAGAACTATGAGGTTTATCTTTCCGACAATAATATTCATGTAAAAGGTGTTTGTAATATTACAGTCGATGGCAATGCAAACTTATATGTCAAAGGAAGTGTACAAGAAAAGGTTGCTGGTAACTATTCTTTGAATGTGACTGGAGATATAGTTATGAATGGTAAAACCATCAATTTGAATCGTGGTACGATGGGTGCTGCAAGAATTGGAGATACGGCTGATACTGGTGATGACGGAACCGGAAGTGCAAATGATGATAATCTTGCTGGCACCAATGTTATCGAAACTGGTTCAGGTACAGTATTCATTGGAGATTAAAATTTCGAATTTTCTTATTCCGGCCCAAGAATTTTCACCGGCACATCTCAGATTCCAAAAAACACATTTACTTTTAGCTCATAAATAAAAGATGACAACTTTAACCAAAATATACTCAGACATAGACTTTACTTTCACCAAGAAGCCGGTGACTGGTGATGTTGCTTTAAGTTTTGATAATAAGGCTGTAATACGTTCAATCCGAAACCTGTTGTCAACAAGGAAGTATGAACGACCATTTGATCCCGATTTAGGGTCAAATATTGATGCACTTTTGTTTGAAAATTTTTCACCTCTTGTTGCGAGCTTAATTGAAAGAGAAGTTATTGATACTATAAACAACTATGAACCAAGAGCATTGGTGGATAGTGTTAGAGTTTCTGCAAATCCAGATTCCAATCAATATGATGTTACAATAACATTTTACATAGAAAATGCAACATTACCGACAACAGTAACACTCCTTTTAGAGAGAAATAGATAAGATGGCTGCAAATACTGGTTTAAACATAACAGAACTAGATTTTAATCAAATAAAAACTAGCCTGAAGAACTATCTTCAGTCACAAGACACTTTAAAAGATTATAATTATGATGGTTCTGCACTTTCAACGTTGTTGGACATTCTAGCATACAATACACAATACAATGCTTATTACTTGAACATGGTGGCCAATGAAACATTCTTGGACACCGCTTTACAAAGAGCATCTGTTGTTTCACATGCAAAAACATTGGATTATGTACCAAAATCTTCTATTGCACCAACAGCCACAATCAATTTGAAGGTCAATCAAGTTACTGATGCATCATTAACATTACCTAAATTCACATCGTTTTTGTCAGAATCAATTGATGGTATCAGTTACACGTTTGTTACAACTGAAAATACCACAGTTACGGTATTAAATAATACTGCAAACTTTGATGGTATAACACTGAAACAAGGTACACCAGTATCTTTGTCTTTTACTTATAATAGTGCAACAAATTCAAAATCTTTATTTGAAATACCTGAAATAAATGTGGACACAACCACGTTAACAGTTTCGGTGCGTGAGTCATCGTCAAATAATTACTATGACATATACACACATGCACAAAATTATTTGGCAATTTCAGGTTCTTCTTTAGTTTATTTCTTACAAGAGAATGTCAAAGGTTTCTATGAAGTTAGTTTTGGTAATGGTGTACTAGGTAAAAAATTAACCAACGGTAATATTGTCACACTATCATATGTTGTAACAAATGGCTCGGCCTCTACCGCTGCAAACAATTTTGTGTTGATGGATTCAATTTCAGGATATTCAAACACAAGAATTTTTCCACTAACCTCTGCAACTCAAGGTGGCGATAAAGAATCTATAGAATCAATTAAATTTCAAGCACCTAAGTCCTATTCTGCACAAGGTCGTGCAGTCACTAAAGAAGATTACATTACAGCAATTCAACAGAATAATCTTGGTTACTCTTTTGATTCGGTGAATGTTTGGGGTGGCCAAGAGAATGATCCACCAGTGTATGGCCAAGTGTTCATTGCAATGAAACCATCTGGTGCATACATGCTAACTGAAAATCAAAAATCAAAATTGATTAAAGATATTTTGAAACCCATATCAGTATTGACTGTAGAACCTACGATTGTTGATCCAGATTACACATATATTCAAATTACTGCAAATGTTTTGTATGATCCTAAGAAAACAAGATTAACTGCAAGTGAAATAAAAACAAATGTCAAAACTGCAATTAACAATTATGCAAGAACAACACTGAATAGTTTCAATTCGACATTTAGATCATCTGAATTTAATAATCAAATCAATTCAGTCGATTCTTCTATCATCACAAACGAAATATCAATACAATTACAGAAGAAATTTTACCCAAACCTATCAACACCAACAACATACAAATTGTATTACGGTGCGCCATTAAAACGTGGTTTGTTTTTGAGTGGCATCACCAGTACACCTTCTATTGTGTATAGAAACCCATTAAATTTGGCATTATCAGTTGATGGGCTTTATATTGAAGAAGTTCCATCATCAACAGGTGGTGCAGAATCTATTACAGTAACAAATCCTGGTTTTAGTTATCAAGGTCAACCAACAGTCACCATATTAGGTGATGGAACCGGTGCAACAGCCGAAGCTGTTATGTCAAATAACGGCACAATAAAACAAATTAATGTTTTGACAAAAGGAACAGGATACACATCGGCTATACTTAAAATTACTCCGGCCGCAGGAGATACTACAGGTTCATCAGGCGGAGGTATAATTACACTTGAAGGTCGTTACGGTATACTAAGATTATACTACAATGATACAACAAATGTCAAGACTGTGTTCAAAGGTAATATTGGTACTGTTGATTACAATTTAGGTGTAGTCACACTAGATGCATTTTCACCATTGAATGTAAATAATGATTTAGGTCTATTAACTGTAACTACAAACCCAACAACAACAATTATTTCTTCCACATATAATAGAGTTATTACTGTAGATGAATTTGATCCACAGTCTATTGTTGTTAATGTTACTGCCAAATCAACATGATAGATAACAGCCAAAAAACCTCAAATCTGGTTTTATCTCAGTTACCTGAGTATGTTCGGGATAATCCTGAATATGCCAACTTCAATCTATTCCTAAAGGCTTACTATGAATGGATGGAAACAACTGGTAAAGTGACAGATAGGTCTAAAAACCTATTGAATTATAAAGATGTTGATGCAACAACGGAAGAATTCATAGATTACTTCAATAACGAATTTCTACCTTTCTTTCCTAGAGAATCTTTGATAAGCCAAGAACAGGCTGTAAAAGTTGCAAGACAGTTGTACCAAAGTAAAGGTACACCAGGATCATATGAATTTCTTTTCAGAGTTTTATATAACACAGATGTGGAAATATTCAACACTAAAGATTCGGTGTTCAAGGCATCCGCTGGAACATGGTATATTGCAAAAAGTTTAAAACTATTGTCGGCCAATCCATATTTCTTACAAACAAAAAACTATAGAATTTTTGGCGAAGTTTCAAAATCTATTGCAACAATTGAAGCTGCTGTATTAGTTGGAAACAAAACAGAAATATTCATATCAAATATACAAAGATTATTCAATTCTGGTGAAACTGTTAGAATTGTAGATTCAAATAATCAAGATGTTTTATTTGGTGGTAATGTTCTTCGAGCAAAAATTGTTGGTCAAATTAGCCAAATAAAAGTTAATCCAACAAGCCGTGGTTTGACATATCAACCTGGTGATCCTGTTGTTGTTTATGGTGGGTTAAACGCAAACGTTGCAAATCCAATTGGTGCAACTGCAATAATTGGTGAGATTACAAAAGGTTCCATTCAACGTATTAATGTGGTAGAAGGTGGTTATGGTTATTCCATGAAACCAAATACTACCATTATAATTGAAGATTCGGCTATAAGTGGCGCAAGAGCAAATGTTGGTTCAGTTTCACCTTTTCTACCACCAGCTTTTATAATTGTTAATGGTGGTTCTGGTTATAGAATTAATGATACTATTGTGTATGATGAATCAACTTTTGCGTTCGTTTCGTCAGTTAATGCACAAGGTACCATAACAAATATTAAATATAGTGCGTCAGTTAACGCACAAGCTATTGTTGGAATAACAGCACAAGTATTTTCCTCAAATTCACAAGCTACCGGCGCAATTGTAAAAACCGCCACCGCAGTCGGCAAGGCAAGATCAAACGTAGCTTTCATACCAATGGATGTTATTGGTTTTAAAAGGAATATTCAATTAAGTAATGCAAACTTTTTCTTTGCAAATATAGCAACATCGACAAAAGATACCACTCTTGCAAATTCATTTACTTTTGGATCTTTATCAACATTTCCTATTTCTTCCGTAATTGTTGATAATGGTGGTGGTGGAATAACTAAGATTCCTGAAATATCTGCACTATCAACATATGTAACAGAAGATTCTTTTGATGAATTTTCTGTCAATTCTTCATTAGAAAGTTTGGGTATATTAGGACCAATTCAAATCACAAATGGTGGTGCGGGATATGTAGTCAATGACAAGATTATTTTTACCGGTGGTAGTGGCAATGGACCATATGCAAATGTGGCCAGTGTTGATGCAAGTGGAGCTATTACATCGGTGGATTATTTTATTGATCCAGAGTATCGCACATATCCAAAGTGGCCATTAGGTGGAATGGGTTACAAAAATCAATTTTTACCCTCATTATCTATAGTTTCTTCAAATGCACAAGCAACCGGTGCATCATTATATGTTCCAGGTATTCTTGGAACAGGCGCAATTTTTTCACCGGTTGTAGATAGAGCAGGTTCGGTAACAACAATTACAATTCAAAATTATGGTGAAGATTATGAATTTAAACCTAATGTATCCATAAGAATACAAGACATTGCGGTATCTAATGTTGCAATTGAAAATTTACCAGCAAAAGATGAAATAATATATCAGGGTCCAACAATCAATCTTGCATCATATGTTGCAAGGGTTAACTCAGTTTCTTTGTTATCTCCTGATGCAAACACACAATTGTCATTGTATAATCTGAGAGTTTATAATTATGATTCTCAACCAAATCCAAGTCTACCTTTAAAAATTGACGGTAGATTTATTAATTTGAAAATGGCCAATTCGGCTTTCCCACAATTTGTACAGACATACAATTATTTTGATTCGTTGGGTAATCAAACCGTATATACAAGAGCTTATGATAAGACTGGTGTGATTTCTTTTGGAGATGGAACCGCAAAAGCAAATGCAACATTCTTAAATGGTCTTGTGATTGGTGAAGGGCAATATTTGACTTCACAGGGCCAACCAAGTTCATACGATATATTGCAAAGTACCAAGTACAACAATTTCACATATCAAATTACACTTGAAAAAGAAATTTCAAAGTATAGAGAAGTATTATTAAACCTATTACACCCAACCGGAACAAATGTAATTGGTCGTTATGCATTAAAATCAAATAACGAAGTTTTCCACCATGCACAACAAGGTTTTGAAAGTGGTCAAAAACTATCTTATTATTTGGGTGAACATACATCTGATGCACTTAATATTGTCACAAGTTTTACCAATAAGAGTAACAATGTAATCAAATTTAATAATAAACTTGGTGCAAATTTAGAAACAATTATATTTCCAAACGTAAGTACAATTGAAATTAAGAATGACCGTGGCGTAAACATCAAGTCTTTGGTTATTGGTGTGAATGATGCGGCCAATTCAATAACAATTGCAAGTAATGTTTGGTTAACATTTGGAAATGTGGCGTCTGTTACTGGTAACTCTGGCAGCAACACACTAAATATTACATCATTGACTGGTCAATTTGATTATGAAAATGGTGGTGTTTATAGTAACACAAGTTATCCATTAAAAGATATTGTGTATAGTGGCGATTCAATTCAAATGAACGCAAATGTTTACACAGTGAAAACCGTAAACTTTACACAAAACCAAATTGTTTTAACGACCAATTTATCTTCTAATGAAAATACATTACTATCAGTCAAAAGAAATTTCATTGCAAATAGTACACCAGTATCAAATCAAATTAAAATATTTGGTCCTATTGGTGTACAATATGTACCAGAAATTGCCACAGAAAATGATATCACATTAACAACAGAAGATGATAGAACAATCCTATTGGGGTAAACAATGTCAACAGTAAAAATTTCTCAATTACCAAATCTAACACGTTTAGATAGTAACACATCCAACACAATATTGGTTGGTATTGATACTTCAACGAATGTTACTAGTCGATTTACAGCTAGAACATTAACTGAAAGTCTTTATTCTAATACTGCATTGAATGTAGGTAATAACACAATCATTCTTCCTAATGTTATTGCACAGTTTGTTGGTAACAGTTCAAACTATCTACAAACAAACTTGCAAAATAGGACAGCTGACGGATCAGCTGACCATGTTATTACTGCTGACACTGGTACTGATGATAAGAATTACATTGATTTGGGTTTGGCTGGATCAACAGACACAGACGCAACCTATACTTCCATATTACCACTAGATGGTTATTTGTATGTACAAGGTAACACTGCAACATCTATTGGTGGTAATTTAATTATAGGTACAACAACCGCAGGCAGAACAGTTA